CCAACCTGAAGAAGGAACTGAACCACAAATAGCCTGAGACATGTGGCGTAATACGGTTATTAATGACTATGTCTCAGGTAGCATACACGATGGTAAAGTGGACAGATAAGTGACTGTCTCTAAACTCATTCACTCCCAGGCACCTCCGGCTAGTAACATGAGGCGGGAAAAGGGGATACCGACAGCAGCCAGGGCTATAACTGGTCCCCACTTAATCCTAATACGTGCCGCTAGGGGCTAACGTAGCTGGCAGAGTAAGACTCGCAGAAAGCCTAGCATAACTTTAGAGAGCCTATCGAGGGTCGTCCTAAACCGGGGCGGCCCTTTCTCTATGGTCCCTTCCACACATTTCACGGAGTTTCCAATGCACCCAAGAGAAAGGGTGCTTGGTTTGGCACGTCTGGCTGTTGAAGCCGGGGAGCCAATCCCAGTTGACGTAATCGCAGAAGCTGAAGCCTTAGGGATCTATGCGTCTGCTTTGGGTCAACCAAGCACACCCACACTAGAACAATTAAGATTAGAAAAGGAGAATACCGATGGCACAAGCCAAGTTACCATATCAGACCCAAAAGGGCCGCGCACAATATCCCTGGCTGACCTCGCCCGATACTAAGTATGACAGTGACGGCGTTTATCACACGTCACTTATCGTCCCAGCCGACCAGGCAAAAGCTATTATCGATCAGGTTAAAGAGTTTGCCAAAGATGAGATGGGTAAAAAGGCACAAACAGCCCAGATGCCCTTCAAAAGCGACCCGGTCACTGGTGAGATTATCTTCAATGCCAAGACTAAGTTCGAGCCTAAGTTTTACGATTCATCAGGTGCAATCCTTGTAGGTAATAAAATACCTAAGCTATACCGGGGATCTGTTTTGAAACTGGGCGGTAATTTTACAATCTATGATCTTGGGTCAAACCATGGCGTTAAGATGAACTTGAGTAAAGTCCAAGTCATTGAGTTAGGTGACCCTAATCAGGATGATGGTGAAGGCTTTGATGCAGTCGAAGGTGGCTTTATTGCCCAGGCTGTTGCAGCGGATACCTTTGACGACAGTGGTGATGCGGATGGCGAAGCGTCCTCGAACTACAACTTCTAAGGTCAGACGTAACGCAATCAAACATGGTTATAGGTCAGGCCTCGAACACACGATCTCTCAGCAACTCGAGAAAGCCGGTGTCCCGGTAATTTACGAACAAGAGAAATTAGCCTACGTATGGCCCTCGAGGCCCTCGACCTACACCCCAGATTGGAAGCTGCTAACGAAAGACGGCAGCTATTTTTATGTCGAATCAAAAGGACGCTTCCTGACTCAAGAGCGTCAGAAGCACCTCCTTTTGAAGGAACAACATCCAGACATCAACATCAGGTTTGTCTTCAGCAGTAATCAGAAACTCTACAAAGGTTCAAAGACCACTTACTCAATGTGGTGTGAGAAGCATGGGTTTCAGTATGCGTTCAAGACAATCCCTGATGCATGGTTGGAAGAATAGTGCATTAAGGGAGCGACACTATTATGGAAGCCTCACAGTTAACCGAAAGTAATTTAGTAGGACATGGGCCATGCGACAGCTGCGGAAGCTCAGATGCCCTGGGAGTTTATGATGACGGACATTCGTATTGTTACTCCTGTTCGACCTACCAACCATCTGGCGAGGGATCTCAGGTCCCGCAAGTATCGCCTAAAGAAACGCCCCAGCAAAAAGCGTTACTCAAGGGCGAAACTAGGTCGATTAAAGCTCGAGGATTAACTGAGGAGACTTGTCGGAAGTTTGGTTACCTGGTCAGCCAGTATAATGGAGAGCCTGTCCAGGTAGCCAACTACCGCAATAAAGATGGTGTCGTGGTAGCCCAAAAGCTACGCACTGCAAACAAGGACTTTAGCATCTTAGGTGATGCTAAAAAGATGACCCTCTACGGATCACACCTGTGGAACAAGGGGAAGAAGCTGGTGATATGTGAAGGTGAAATTGACACCTGCACAGTCTCACAGATCCAAGGGCATAAGTGGGCGACTGTCGGCCTACCTAACGGCGTGGCAGCCGCTACACGTACCATTAAAGACAACTGGGATTACATCATGGCCTTCGATGAGGTCATCTTGATGTTCGACCAGGATAAACCAGGGCAAGATGCTGCACTGAAGTGTGCTGAGATCTTCCCTGCCGGTAAAGTTAAGATTGCCGGTCACTTGCCTTTCAAAGATCCAAATGAGTGCTTACTGAATAATGAATCAGCAGCTGTCGTAACTGCCATCTTCCAGGCTCGAGACTATCGGCCCGATGGTATCGTTGCGGCGTCTGACTTCGATACAACAATTGGTTTGGATGATGCTGCTTCATCCATCAGTTACCCCTACGAACGCTTAAACTCTATAACAGGCGGAATCCGTAAGGGCGAAATGGTAACCATATGTGCAGGGTCGGGGTCAGGCAAGACAACCTTTTGTAAAGAAATAGCCTACCACCTACATCAAAACCTAGATCAACAGGTTGGTCTTCTTATGCTCGAAGAAAGCAACAAGAGGACTTTACGTGGCCTGGTTGGACTTCACCTTAATAAGAACATTACGGTGGACCCTAGCCAGGCAGCCCAAGAAGAGATCGAAGAGGCCTTCAGAGAGCTATTTGCTCCCACAAAGCCCCCTCTGTACCTCTTCGATCACTGGGGTAGCTCAGACGTTGATCTAATA